AAGGAGACGAAGAAGGAGAAGAAGGAACCCAAGAAGGTGAAGAAGGAGAAGGTGAAGAAGGAGAAGGTGAAGAAGGAACCCGAAGAGGAAGAGGAAGAGGAAGAGGAAGATGACGGAGCTGGAACTGGTCTTAAGTTTGATCAAGACCTTAATGAAGACGAATCAGAAGAGAAGGAGTTCGTATTCGAAGGTGTCACTTACAAGAAGACTCCCGAAGGAGAGATCATTGACCATGATTTCAACTACATCGGAGATGATGACGGCGAAGGAGGAATCACTTTCACAGATGACGATGCCCTTGAACGTCACGAAGAAAACAAGGCGTCCCTGTAAATTAAACTAGTTAACCATTAATAAAAGAAAAGAAAAGAAAAGGAGGTGGACTTTTTTTTATCTTATCTAACAAAATTTGACTTGTTTAGTTAATATAAAAACATGTTTAACTATAATGAATGATATAGGTCTATTTACTATTTGTGATGATATCCTTAATATAATCAAATCAAATTATTGGAAGATTAAACATAAAACAGTTATCAGTGAACTTACCAATGAATGGATGAAGAGAAGACCATTCTATATTTTGGCAAGTATGTGTAGGAAAGTCCATGAAGGTAGAGTGTTCTTAAAAAATGAATACGTGGGTCCTCTAATAGACCGTAGTGGAGGGATCTGCTCAACTGTCTTCTCCCATATTAAAAATAACAAGTATATCAATGGATATCAATTACATGATATCCATATTTTTGAATGGGATCCAGTATATAAACAAATAAGATATGGTCTAACTTTTAATAAAAAAACAACACAATTAATCAAAGCTATGAAAAAACCTGGTTGGACCTTCAAAGATAAAGTAAAATATCTCATAGATCTTGAAAAACATTAATAAAGATTTATTACTCTTTTATTAACATAATCACCTTTTTTTTATTATATATATATATATATATGCCACGAAGTAAAAAAAAGAACCTTAGTATTATCCATGAAGATATAGAAGGTGAAAGAAATGATAGTAATTTGGTTTTAAATAAAGGTAAATTAGAAAGATCTAAAAAAACACACCGCAATTCTAATAGAAGTAAAGGTAAAAGTGAAAGTGTAGTCGCATCGAGGAATAAATCAAGGAGTAAAAGTAAAGCTAAAAAAGAAAGAAGAAATAAAACAAAAGAAAATACAACTCAGAGGAGATTACAAGATGAAGATGAAATAGAAGATAGACATCACCAGAGTTTATTTCAAAAAAATTTGGAAGAGGAACATTTAGAAAAAGAAAGACTACGTTTAGAAGAAGAAAAATTAACTCCGGAAGAAGTTATGCCTGAACAAGTATTACAAAGGATGTTAGCAAGTAATATCCATGGAACCGATATACATAATATTCAAGGTCAAATTGATAAATTGAAAGATTTTAAAACTAAGGATCATAGTCAATTTGATCGTAATAAATATGATATAGGGAAGATTTTTACTAATGCTGATATACCCGGTCATAATGTCATTCCAGATTTTCAATATTTAAATGATGATCAATATACTAAAAAAATGGATTTTTACTCGGCAAAATTCCCTAGTCCGAATGATATTGAATTAGCCAATAAATTTATGGAAAAGAATTTTGAAGCATTATCAGATATGCATAGAAGAGGTTATGAACATTTAATAAAATTGAAAAAACAAAAAGGGGAGTCCAGTGTTGGGGTCGCGGAGCAAAGGAACCCTCTGATACCTCCACATATATGGGACCCCGACAAGCAGTTTTCGAAGAGGGGCTTGACGGCGGAGGAACGCGCTGATCAACATAATCGAACAGTCCGATTAAAAAAAGAAATACTAAATGAATATGTACACCCCTTTCATATAGATAGTCCATACTATTATGGGACCAAAGATATTAGACCCCCGTATAACGATATAGATGCTAAGAATTATGAAAAATCTAAAAAAGAATGGGATGAAACATTAGAAGCACTATACGGAGATGACCCAGTTCCCGAATTAATCCCATTAACATTAGAAGAAATGGGTGTTAAACCCGAATTTGCGAAACCAATAACAGAAGAACAAAAAGAAGAATACAAAAATTATTATTCAGATAAGTTTGATGAAAATGTTTTAGCTCATCAAATAAGGAGGGGGGTTGGGGAAGGGGCTTTGGAGGGATTTTGGCATGGTCTTCCAGAACTTTTAGAAATTATCAAAGATTACTATGATGGACCCACAATAAAAGGATGTTTAGAAATTAGAAAACAAGGTCTAGATCAAATATCAAAAGATCTAAATACATATGGACAATTTGCCGATAAACATTTATCATATTGTTCCGATAATACCCTATTAACTGAAGTATATCTTAGAAATTTTGAGAAACTCCCCAATGAATTCATTTTACCAGACCATCATCATTTTAATGCAGTATTAAGTGAATGTCCTGGACTTAGAAACCGATATTTACCACCAATACTGAGGACTCAATTAATAAATATTCTTGAAAATTTAGGACTATATAAATACCCTCCAGATTTTAGTAATATACCAGGAAGTATAAATACCGTCTCAATTACTCCTACTAGCTCAGCATACCTTCTAGCCCAAACATTTAAAAGATTAAAAAGAAATGAAAGACAAATATTCAATACCAGGGATATGCTTATGATAAATAGTGGTTCCGGAAAAAGGTGGCCAGATCATATACAAATGGTTATGGAATCAGGTGAAACGGTTTATGAAAAATCAAAACATAAAATCAATATTCAACCCGGTAATGGTATTGATTTATTAAGATTAGTTCTTGAACTTTTAGAAGAATCTTATAATTTAATTAAAACAGGGAAAGCAAAAGTAATAGGTAGTGATGGAAAAAAAATCCCTGATTCGCAAAGTGGCACAAATATTATAAAACAAGAAATGTTTGATATTGAAAGAACAAAACGTTATATTATTTTAATATTTATGGGATTAATTGGACCAAATACCGTTAATAGAATAATGAGTCTTGATACATTTTTTCATGACAGAGCAGCAACAGTATATACTAGTATTGTTAAACATGAAAAAGGATTACCAGATATTAGCACTTACGATGAGAAACTAGGGAAAAATACAGGACCACGTGTTAGAAAGCCCCTAAGTGCGGTAGATTTAGCATTATATAAAAATGAATTAGTTGAACTTGATTGGAAATTAGACTTACTATCCGATATGAAAGATTTACATAATTATTTTATGCAAAAGGTAAAAAAACCTTATGAAATAGTTAATTATGGAGATGATTATCCTGATTATTTTAAAAATTATTATAATTATTAATTTTATATTTTATTATTTTTTATATTTTATATTTTATATATTTTTTATATTTAAAAGTTACATTACTATTATGATAAATGTTCAGATTTTTATCATCCTGTTGTAAAAAGAAAAAAATAAAGGAAGTATACGTTTTAAAATTAGAATATGATAATTATTATGTCGGAGAATCTAATGATGTTAAAAGACGAATATGGTTACATGAAAATGGAAATGGATCGGCTTGGACTAAAAAATATAATGTTATAGAACAACAAAATACAATTACAAAAAAACAAAAACATTTATGGGAATTATCAGAAACTTTACAACAAATAGCTTTACACGGTATTAATAATGTAAGAGGATCTATGTTCACCAATCCTAATTTTCTATCAAAACAAGAAAAAATAATGGCTGCTCAATTATTCTGTGAAATGAATAATTTTTGCCGAAAATGTGGAAAATCAGGTCATTTTATAGGTTCGTGTCATTCAAATGATAAAGCCGAATGGGTTTCCAAGTTTGGCGGAGAACTAGAATTTAATAAATCGCCAAGTATTAGAAAATGCCTTAATTGCTCAAAAGACATTACATTATCTCCAAATTATTATAAATATTGTCAAGATTGCTTTAAAAAATAATATTTAGAATAGAATATATATCTAGTCTATACTATATATATATATGTCAAATATTTCTGAAGTAAATAACAATTCCAGTGAAGATAGTTTATATAGAGAGTTTGGTAGTAGCGCATTAAATGAAATAACATCAGAAGGAAATACAGATGAAATAACAAGGCAACTCATCGATCAAGCTGAAACACAAATGAGAGAACAACAAGAATTACATAGACAAAGAGAATATCAACAAACTATAAATCAACTTGAAGTTAATCTCCCTCATCTAGAAACAATGACATTACACGAACTACAATCTGAGTATAATACATTATGGTTACATTTAAACACTATTTATGATATGTTTGATTTAAGATATTTATTCAAATATTTACTATCTTTACAAAATAATAAAGGAGATACTTTTATAAATGTAAAACGAGATAATTTAGGTTATTTATATACAAATAAATTTAGTATCGATATATTCCTATTATTTGATAGTCTTAATGATCTACAAAATAATCAATATCAAAATAGAATACACCATTTATTAAAAGTATTACATAAGAAATTAAAAAAATGGAAATCTATAAATAACCTTAAACATCTTAATAATACAGCTTTACAAATTACAAGAGATTATAACTCCGAATTAGAAGAATCAATAAAAAAACATTTTGATAAAATTAAAACAAAAATTACTCAAAAAAATTATAATAAAACTCCGAATTTTAATGAAACACCGCAATTCCTTAAATTTTTAGATACAGTAATCGAAAAAATAGATGATGTAAATACACGCCCAGAAAGGATCACTGAAGCATATAGTACATTAATTAACCGCACCGGTCAATCAACACCCGTTCCAAGAAATACAAGAGATACTATACATATAAGGGAAAAATTAACAGAATTATATTTTACTCTATATGATATATTATCTAATGTATATCAACATCTTTTCTTAGAAAATGGTTTAGTAGGTTCAGTTGAAAATCTAAATGAAATGTTTACTAAAAATAATCTTAATTTAGATAATCTATCATTTGTAAATTTAATTATACCTCTATATCTACTTACAAATGGAATTAATACTACATTACTTTTAGATAAAATTACATTTATTAAAGAATATATAGATGATATGGTAGACATGCTTTATCATGAAAAACAAAACTTCCATACTTACATAAATAGAATATCTAATGCTTTTGATAAACCCTCAAGAATGGTCCCGGGCACCGTCCCTATTATAGAAGAACATACGGTTTCATCAAGTTCAGATCAAAGTTCTATTGATGGTTCTTCTCTAAAAAGTGATGAATTATTAAATATCCTTAAGAGTCTTGATGGTGTAGATGAAAAATTAGTTATGGATGAACTCAAAAAAGATACAAAAGAAATAATACCAACAAAAAAAAATAAGAAAACAAAAAAGAAAAAATATATAAAACAAATACCTTCTCAAGTACCAGCATTAGAAATAGATGATTTAGATGCTCCTCCTCCCGGATTAAATCATTTTACAACAAGGACACATGTTAAAGTATATTTAAATAACTATGAAACAAATAAAAAACAACCCGTTGAAGGATATATATTTAAAAACCTTGGAAATAATAATTATGAAGTAGCTATATCTCAAAGCAATTTAAATGCTTTTAGAGAAATTAACTTTGAAGATATTATCCAAGCAAGCACTAAAAATAAAATAAGATGGAATAAAAATTATCACCTTTTTGATGAAAATAATGAATGGAATATATTCTCTAATATATATGATACATTAGACAATTATCAATATTTTAGTGACATGGATTCAGATGTCCATAAAGAATTATCTTTAAAAGCAGGCGATAAAATATCATTTACCTCGAATCAAACATGGTGGATAGATCCATCTTCATATGATAAAGATAATTTTTCATTAGAAATTAATCCAAATTATCCATTAGTTATTGGAACAGTCGCACAAGATGTTGATTCAAGTGATCTTTTTTTTGCCATACAAAATAGAACTGAATTACCAAAAGTTAGGATAAAAATTGATTCATTAATAGTAAAAAGAAATCGTCATCAAATTTTTGTCTCTAAAGGAGAATTAAACGAAGCTGAAAATAGAAGATTTAGACAAAGGAATCAAAATACCGTCGAACAAAGAGGATATGAAATGGGTCAAGTAATCGGCGAAGAACTAAGGAATCAAACCGGGATTGATCCTATATTATCAGATTTACTTACAAGAAATAGAATAGAACCACAATTAAATCAACAAGAAATGGAAAATCTAGAAAGGATAATGGAAGGAGGTAAAACTCCCAAAAAGAAGAAAAAGAAGAAAAGGAAGAAAACAAGGAAGAAAACTAGGAAGAAGAAGAAGCATAATTAGTTAGTATTTCATGTTGTTCCCGTTTGACTATCATATAACTTAAAATAGTTAAATAATTATTTTTACATTTCATTTCTTTTTCTCTTTCATGATTTTTATAAAGTAATGATTTACCTATAATAAGTTTTTTATAAGGTACTACTTCCATTTTTTTATAAGGTACTATCTCCATTTTTATAATATAATTATAAAAAAAATCAAATTTATAATTAACGTCTTCTAGTATTTCTTATTTTCATTGTTCTCTTTTTCTTTCGTTTTGTTCTTTTTTTTCCTAGTTTATTATATTTATCCCAAATAGTTTTATCGATTTTTCTCGCCGGACCATTCATAATTACCGATGCTAATCTTGCTTGAGCCCAACTTTCATGGGTTTGATTCGGTCGAGAACCACTACTATAATATGCGCCTCTTCCTTTATCTATTATCTTATCCGCGCCAGTTTTAGTGATAATATTTCTGTGTAAAAATTTTTTATCTGTTATTTTGTGACCATACTTTTTCTCATACTTTTCAACCCATTTTGAACGTTTTGTTTTAAATCGTGTTTTAGGTCTATCTTTATTCTCAAATATAGAACGTATCTGTTTCTTTTTTTCATCTCCTTTTAAACCCCGTATATATTTATAAGGTATATTACGTGTTTCACCTTTATAAGATACTTTAACCATTATATATTTCTATTATATTTTAATTTAAAAGTTAAATTTGAATAATATTATATATTTATTATAATACCTATGGCAGAATATAAATGCCCTTACTGCCAAAAACTATGGAAATATAAAAAGGCTTTTACAAAACATACTCTAAAATGTAAAATGAAAGAAGTTATTGAACATTCTGAACAGGATAATATAATAAATGAACCAGAACCAGATGATTTAGAATCCATTATTAAAAAACACAATGATATGTCTATTAAACGCAATGATTCAATTTTAAGTTTTAATGGAGATTCTTCATCTATTCTTGATAACATCTCAGATAAATCAATACAAACAATATGTATTGATCCTCCTTATAATATTAAAAAAGATAAATGGGATAATATCGAAAATTATGAAGAATGGCTCATAAATATTATCTGTAAACTAGAAAATAAACTAAAAGATAATGGTTCATTCTTCATGTTTCATAATGAAATGGAAGTTATTGCTTCATTAATGATGAAAATTAAAGAAAAAACTGATCTCAAATTTATCCAAATGATAACATGGAATAAAAGGTTTGAAGGATCTCCCAAATATGGTTACATGAATGGATATGTCGTTAAAGAAGATATGCATATGTGGAATAAAATGTGCGAATATATACTCTTTTACACTAAAGATAATACATGGAAATTTAAAAAATATAGAGAAGAAGCAGGGGTAACAAGTAAGACAATCGCTCTTGAAGTCCCCAGCAAAACAGGGGGTCTAACAGGCTGGTACGGCAATCTAGAAACTGGATTAAACTTCCCAACCAAAGAAAGGATGAAACCAATAACCAAACATATTGGTCTAGAATATGATGATGTTGTTCCTAAATTTAGAAATCAAAAAACACATCATAGTGTATGGAATTATGATATGGCAAAAAGGTCAAAAGTACATATGACACCAAAACCTATTGAACTCCTGGAAAATATCATTAAACATACTACAGATGAAGGTGATATTCTATTAGATTGCTTTGCTGGAACAGGTTCTTTAGGACTAGCATGTAATAATACAGGGAGAAAATGTATTCTTATTGAGAAAGAAAAAAAATATTATGATTTTATTAATGATTCTCTTGATGTAAATATTGAATTATGATTTAGATTTTTTAAAACGCGTATTAAAATCTTCCACATCATCTAGTTTTTTTATTATATCTTCTATACTCCTACACCCTTGAAAGTGAGGATGGTTTAAAATAGTTCGTATAGAATCTAAACAACTTGATTTTTTTTTATTTAGATATGTATCCAATATAAGATTTACAGGCGATAAATATGAAAACTTTTCACCACTATCCTTTATAATTGTAAACCTTCTTATTATATAACACCTCACTAAAAATGAAGATATGACCTCTCCTATTACATTATCTCGTTGTAATGGATCATAAATAATATTTATGCCATTTGGTAGGTGGTCCGTAACTTCCGTAAAATCATAATTTAATAAACTTATTATAGATATTACCCCTTGAAGCCATTCTCCCCTCCAACCATCTTCTAAACAATATAATGCCCCATAATTTTCTTCTCTATTACATTCTCCATAATCTTCATATTCTTCATCACTTGAGTTCATATAAATATAAATATTAATTATAATATAAAATATAATTTTTCAAATTTTAACATGGTAGAGGGAACTGAGAAAGTATAGTCCGTAATACATTCAACCACTCCTCTTCAATAAAACTATATTCTCCGATTATTCTATTCCCTTCCCTAGTCATCATTACTAAATTAGTTCCATAAATAGTATAACATTCATTACAACGTGAAGATATATGCCCCATTTGAATATCATATTTATCAATGATAGTTCTATTGTCTCGTGTAATGTCTGCCACATTACTAATTTCTAATTCTTTATGAATAATAGGACAGATTGTATTCCCATGTTCATTGAAGACAGTTCGGTTATATGTATTAAAATAATAAATCAGGAAATTCTTATGGTTAATCATAGAATTATTAGTGTGATAACATTTATATGTTTCGGAATTATAATTAATAAATTCACTCATTTTATCAACATTCATAGTATATACCATCCAATCAATAAGAGCAGTTGCCATCATAAATGGTGTTGTCTGTTCCTTAAGAGGTATAGCACATTTTAACTTGTTTCCCTGTGGTTGACGTATGCTTCTTTCTTGTTTATTTGTCAATGCGATAGGAAATAAACGTGTTGCTCGATTTTTAAAAACATAATCATCTGCGCCAGGAGTACTAAAGATAGATGTATCCGTCTTTCCATCAATTTTCTTAGTCAAATCACTTTGAATAAACACTTTCGGAAAACAGCTACATCGTCCAACATGATCCTTAGGAAGAACACATAACTTTTTCCGAACCTTGGACTGTACTTCCTCTAAACTATTTGTAATATAAGGTTTAATATTATTATATGCCGCATTCACCACCGAAGGACTTACAGTCCGACCCGTCTCTTTTAAACAGAAATTATCCTTATAATGTTTTCCAATTTCACTCTCTTCAAACTTTTTGGCAAAATCCTGACATTGTTGATATTCATCACCATAAATATCCATGATGTAAATTTGATTATTATTATAAAAATATCTATAATTTCAAATTTAAAGTTTTATTACTATTAATATATTAAGTATAAAATGGAAGATCTTGGTGTAATTGAACAGGAATGTGATCATATCGATTTTGATGTTGAAGAAACAGGGAAAATAATTGTTGAAGAAAAAGTAGAAAAAGTAGAAAAAGTAGAAAAAAAAGAAAAAGAAAAAAAAAAGAATAATAAAAATTATCCTCAACGATGTAAATTTATTAAAAAAAATGGTCAACAATGCCGTCAAAGAGGTAAGCCAAATCAATCTGGAGGACCAATTATTAATGGATATTGTAATTATCATAGACAAAACCCATAGTAAATGTAAAATTTGAATATTTAATTTATATCGTATTAACAATAAGATGAGTTCATCTATATATAAGATCAATAAGCCCAAATATAGAGATAAATTAGCTGCTTTTGATTATGATTGGACAATAGTAAATCCCAAAGAAGGAAAAACATTACCCATAAACGTTAATGATTGGGAATGGTACCATCCATCCGTCCCTGATAAAATAAAAGAATACTATGATAATGGTCATATGATAGTCATTTTTACAAATCAATCTAAAGAATGGAAACATAAACAAATAAGAATAGTAAGTAGAGCACTCAAAATTCCAATATTTACAGTTATAGCATCTAAACCAAACTATAAACCTAAAACAAACATGTTTGATGTTCTATTCAAAAACAATACAATTAATAAATCAGAATCCTTCTTCGTAGGGGATGCTTTAGGTAGAAAAATAGACTTTTCTGATTCTGATAAAGTTTTTGCCGATAATATTGGTATAAAATGTTACAGTCCAGAAGAAATATTCTTTAAAGAAGAAAAAATAATTATACCCAATATTCTAGATAACTATTTTATTTATAATGAATCGAATCCAGAAATTATTATCATGGTCGGTTATCCAGGATCAGGTAAAAGTACAATTGCTAATTATATCTGTAACTCAGATAATTATGTTTCCATTAATAGTGATGATTATAAAACAACTCCCAAAATGCTAAAAAAAGCAAAGGATTATCTATTAAATAAATCATCCATCATTTTTGATGCAACAAACTCATCAATAAAAAAAAGAAATGAATATATTACATTTGCTAAAAAGAATAATTATTATAATATCAAATGTATTCATGTATCGACTCCCTTAAGTGTATCATTTAAAAGAAACAGACTACGTAAAGAAGAAAAACAAGTTCCAAAAATAGCATATTCAGTATATACAAAACATTATCAAGAACCCTCGTCAGATGAAGGTTTCCAATTAATTAAAATTTGAATGGTTTATTACATTTATTATATTTTCAATGATCAGTCATATTTATATATTTATTCTTGAAGCTTTCATATTCTTTTACTCTTTACTTTTCTGGAATAAATTTATAAATGAAACAGGTTTTATTCTTGATAACCTAGAACAAATAAAAATGATGATGTATAATATTATACTCTTTATTTTCCATCTTTCAATATTATCAATATCAATTTACATATTAATTATGATTGTCTATGGAATAGAAACAGAATTAATTAATTATATACAAATAGTATGTTTCTTAGTCGCCCTTGATTTTATCTTTGGTGGAGGTATTAAAAGGGATTCTGTAAACTAAATTTTATTTAAACATTTCTCAATTAATAGTATAGGGATAAAATATATCAACGCATTCATATTTGTCATTATACACCCAATCAATACACCATAGATAATAATATTATTATATCTCTTCACATATTTTTTATCAATATAATGTCTTACTATAAACCATATTGCTAATAAATATCCCACTATATTTCCAAGTGAACATATATGATTTTCTTTTTCAGAATGATCTATAAAATCAATTTTTTTAGTAAACACATCAAAAGGATGTGATAAATACTTCTCAGTCTTAAAATAATTAAACATGTAAATTATATAAATACTTTCAATTAAAGATAGAATTACCATAATTATAATATATATTATATTATATATGAGAATTGGTTTCATTGTTGGAAAAGATGATGAAATATACGATGATGATTACTTGTATAATATGACTCCAAAAAAATACTTACAACATGGAGAATTAAATACTGATGTTGCTATTGCTATGGCTATTAAAAATGGATACCCCGATATAACTGTTGATATTATTCTTCCTAAAGAGATATCTCTTGAAAGGTTAAAAAAAAATAAAGTTAATTTTATTCTTGGTTATGATTGTATTAATCAAATCGTAGAAGACCCTTATGTCAAAAAATTTTCAGGTAAATCTGGTCATAATAAATTAAAAAATATATACTCAAATAAATCAGCAAAAGTATTCCCCCCAATCGAATTCCTTGATTTTATATGGAGTAAAGATAAATACCTAACCAAATTTAATCAAAAGAAAATACCCATTACAAAAACTATAACAGCTCAATCGAAAACTATCAATGTTAATAAAATAATGGGTTCGATTCAAAGAAATAATTGGAAAGAATTTATCATAAAACCCGTTGGAGGAACAATCGCAATTGGAGTTGAAAGATTCAAATTGTCAGAATGTCTAAAAGACCCTCTAATCATCCAAAATTATTTTAATGAATATAAAGCACAATATGATAAATTCCTCATCCAAGAACTTATTAAAGGTTTCACAAAACAAGGTGAAATTAAAATGTTCTGGATCAATGGTGAATATTCATATGCAGTAAATATCATAGATGGTGGATCTTATGATAATTACCATGTTCTTAATGTTAAAAATAAAAAAGTCCTCGATGAATGCAAAAAAATAGGAAAAAATACTCTTAATGCTCTACCAAAAATAAAAGTTGGAAAAAAAAATATTGTACCGGCTCTAGTTAGAACCGACTTTACATGTTGTCTAAATAATAAAACCCCCTCCCCATCAAACTATTTCCTTAATGAAGTTGAACATCAAGATGCCGGTTCATATGTAAATAATGAAAATATAACTTATCCTTATGTTCAAGTTATGGCAGACACGTTTGTTAAAAAAGCACATGAACTCGTTGAAGCTGGTTTTTAAATGATAAATTTTAACTTTCGTGTTAAAAATATTCTATCATTAAACAAATCATGCATATCAACATTAATAATCACTTTATAATAATATATTTTATTAGTTATTATACATTTTTCTATAATATTAGGTTTCCTCCAATTATTAATATCAACATTAATAATATCTTCATACGTATTTTCTCTTTCTAAATTCCAAATATATAAAGGTTCCTCCATAATAATCGATTTGTGTATAATTTCCCATTCTGTTCGACTTTTCGCAGTACTTTTCCACCACTTAGATTTAAAACATTCATTTAACCCCGTTGTCCGTCGTAAACAATCATATACATTACTATTATAAGGTTCTAATCCCAATATTTTATGATTCTTATAATAATATAAATATTGAGGAACATTACTATCATCATTATTTATTGATGCTTTATACCTTAATTGAATATCACAGTTTAACCAATTATAAAAGTCTCGTTCTATATAATCATCTCGTATTTCCTGTAATAATCCTTCATTCTTTATATTTATAATTTTTTTAACAATCTCTTCAAAACCATCGAATTTTATTCGTAATAATAAAAATATATGATAATCATTTTTTTTTTGTAGATTCAATTTCATACCAATTATTATTAACAATTATTCTTTAAACAAAAAAAAAATATATATACTTAATAAATAACAATGGACGGAGGCGGATTATCAAACGTTTTTGCTAACCTTTTTGTAAAAAATCCCCAAAAAAATTCATTTATAGTAATGATTGTATCTATTATTCTTAAAACTATTATAGTTATGGTCACCTATAATAAAATATGGCCAAGATTAGTAGAAAATACCGGTCAAGATACCTCTAAATTCAAACCATTAACATTCTTCGAAGCATTCTTATTTGTAATCTTATTTATGTTTTTATAAAATTAAAAATTTGAATTCAATTTGTTTGTAATTATAACCTTATTCTTATATTTAAACACTATGTCTGATATTGAAGATCTAGTGTCTAACTCAAAAAACATCCTATTTCTAAAAGAACTCGTTAATTATGATTTTAACTCGGAAAAAGACTTTCTTAAAAAATATAATAAAGTAAGGGCAAACCTACGTATTTGCCCAAGTAAACCCCTTCTCAGAAAAATATACAACCAATTAATCATTGATAATGAAATTGAAAGGAATCCATCGTTTCTTAAATACTCCCTTAAAAAGAAAGCAAGATCTTCTTCAGGTGTTTCCGTAATAACGATCCTTACCAGTCCAACACCAGAATATACTGACAAAGATGGTAATAAAGTAAAACAATCATTCAGTTGTGGTCATAGTTGCGCATACTGTCCAAATGAACCAGAAATTAAACTGAATCTAATTGTTAAAGATATTAGTCCAACAGGAAAACAAGTTAAAGTTTTCACTAAAGATGATATCCACCTAATCCGTGTCCTTTCATATATTATTCATAATAATAATATTCATGAAGTAGAACAATGTTCTCATTTTAAAGATACAAACTTTATCTTCCAGCTCTATAATAAAATAGATACTCTCAAAATTGGAGATAATATAATAGGTGTTAAAATTGAACAACCAAGAAGTTATCTATCCAGTGAACCAGCCGTTTTAAGAGCCAATAGAAACAAATTTGACCCAATACTTCAAATGTATGATAGAACAGATGCCCTCATTAATTGTGGTCATGAAGTTGATAAAATTGAAGTCCTTGTTCTCGGCGGAACATGGGACCATTATCCACTAGAATATCAAAATGAATTCATTAGAGACATCTACTACAGTGTAAATACCCTTGATCATAGAGGTGTTCCAAAATCATCTCTAAAAGAAGAAATAGAAATTAATCAATATTCGTCTAAAAGACTAATTGGTCTAACACTTGAAACAAGACCAGATTGTATCAATCTAAGACAAATTAAGAAGCTTAGAGAATTTAATGTTACTCGCCTTCAAATTGGAGTTCAACATATTGATGATGATATTCTCAAAAAAATAGAAAGAGGATGCTTTACAACCGATACCATTAAAGGAAACTACCTATGGAAACAAAATGGAGGGAAAGTTGACTGGCACCTCATGCCAGATCTTCCAGGTAGTTCGGTTCAAAAAGATATCAATATGTTTGAAAAAATTTTTGGAGTTAATCGTATTGATGAAATATCTAAAAACTACTTCAAATATGAACTAACTCATCCAGAACTCCAAGCAGATCAACTTAAAATTTACCCATGTTCCGTAGTTGACTGGACCAAAATTAAAGAATGGTACGAAAATGGTTCCTATAAACCATATTCCGAAAATGAAGAAGATCTTATTAAAGTTATTGCTTTCATAAAAAATAACATATTCCCATGGATTCGCCTTAACAGAATTATTAGAGATATTCCCAATCTAAATATCATCGGTGGAAATGAAAATGTTAACCTTCGTCAAACCCTTCTGGCACGTAAAGATATCAACTGTCAGTGTATCAGATGCCGTGAAGTTAAAGATAGAACACAAGATATACATAATGCAGAACTTTTCATTCGAGAATACAATGGTGTAAACTCAAGAGAATTCTTTATCAGTTATGAAAGTCCCGATCAACAAATCCTTTATGGATTCCTTAGACTCAGACTTAATGATTCTAATGATGATCTCATCTATAAAGATCTTTATGGTTGTGCTCTCATTAGAGAACTCCACGTCTATGGGACAATCGTAAAACACGATATAAAAAAAGATACACTCGTTCAACATCAAGGTTTTGGTAAAAAACTTCTTGAAATAGCAGAAAATATTTCATATGATAATAACTACGATAAAATTGCTATCATTTCAGGGGTAGGTGTAAGGGAATATTATGAAAATAGAGGGTATACTCTTCTAAATAATTATATGATTAAAGAATTCAAAATAACAAAAAATTTCCCTATCTTTGAATATACTATTCTATCTACCATCCTAGTTATAATCATTAGTATCGTTTATGATATTTACAACCTCTAGATATGTGGCATTGGAGAAGGTGTAATGTCCGTTGTCCAAGGCCAACCCGAATAAATATTTCTCTTGTCATCGACCCAATTCCTTCGAAGTACATCATAATTTTCCCAAGTGGCATCACACGGATTATAAAGATATTCTTCTTCAGCTTGATTTACCATAGAATGACCCGTCGGACAAAGTACACACTCCACATCATTCAAACCATAGTTCGGATTTTCATTAGTGAATGGTCGGAATGAACACATCGTTTCGCCATTATAAGGTGTATCGCCATAAATAAAATCCTTACTCCAATCAAAATTAAATCCCCATTCCTTATCCTGTCCATTATAAAAGAACATTGCCGGTCCAGTAAATCCTCGATAAGTTTCTCCATCCTTAACATATATGTAGTCTCTCTTTTTTCCAGTCTCAATTTCATCAATCTTAGACCAAATAAGGTCCCACCTCATAACAGGCTCCAGCCAATGGGGAGGTGGAAAGAACGAAAATTGTCCTCCCCTCTTATCAGAATGAATAAGTGAACTACCCGACCACTGCCATTGAAGTTCATTCTTCTTCATGATCCCATGATCATTCCTTTCAATAAGTTCCATAAATTTATCTCCCTGTGAAGATCCCTTAGACACCTGAATATCTGTCTTAGGCTTTGAATCCCTCTTATTTTTTGATGGTCGACGCTCCTTAGATTCCTTAAAAGTCATTGGACCAATCTTCATTTTTTTCAATCGTTTTGACCACTTTTCCCCTTCATATCCATCGTCCATAATTCGATTGTATGCCATTTCACGAGCATTCACTATTATACTCCCCCCTTCCCTATCGTCAGAAAAGCTGTTACTAAGAACATCGATCATATCCTCATTCTGAAAAGTAACATGTAGAGGGACATCATTAATCACAGCGTCGGCCCATGTCCCACGATTATTAAGGAATCCTTCCTTTTCCCCAACATCCTTCTTGTGGACAGGAAACCCATCCTTAAAATTGAATTTCTCAGAATCGCAGAAAGTCATTTTTAGATTTTCTTCTCTTTCTTCTTTAATGGATGTCCTTCAAAAACTTATCAAATTTTGATTTAAGGGATTATCATACAACTATTATATGAATGATATTAAAACATGTCATATATGTCTTGAAGATAAAGGCTATGAAGAAGAATTATTATTAAAAACATGTTGTCAAGCTTTCATCTGCAATGATTGCTGGACAAACTTACTACAAAATGATAATATTAATCAATGTCCCACTTGCTCCATATTAATAACTATACCAGAAGAACCTCCGGAACAAGGACATTTGATTAGTCAAAATAACATATATAATTATTGTAAATCATTATTTCATAGACTCTCAATATTAGTTAAATGGTCATTAATAGGGTATACGATGACCAGTCTTTTTATTCTTATACTATACCGCAACCTTGATGACTATTTTGATATAATGTATACTCTCAATAATATAATTTACTTTTGGCCAATTAACCTCTTCCTAGGTTACCTCATAACCATCATGTATGAATATTACAATAATATGACCTGTCAAATATGGTATAATAACTAAATACCCTTAGGACTAAATGAAATACCACAACCACAACTCGTCATTATATCTTTATTTATCTCAAAATTAAATTTACTCTCATACTGTCCCTTACTATAATCCTCCAACACATAATCTATAGTTGTTCCCAATAAAAACATCTCACTCATAGGATCAACATACACCTTTGTTCCATTATCCTCCATTACTGTATGGTACTTATTTTTAACTATCTTATCATATAATTCTTTCTCTAATAAATCTAACTCAAAATTAAAACCATTACATCCCCCACTAGATGTAGAATATACAAATCCATACTCATTCTTAGATTTAGTTATAATATCACGTATCTTACTCCATGCATTTTGTGTTATTCTTATACTAGTCATTATATATTATACCTATTTATACTTTTAAACATATTTATTTAAAAAAACATACAATAGTGTTACTTATAAAGGATAGTAATTACACTATTCTATAACCACCGCCACTCATAATTTCTTGAAACCTTTTTTCATTAAATACATCTTCATAATCTAATTGATCATAATCGTCCCATGATATTCTAAATTGTACAAT